GACTGATATGCTACGGAAAGTTGTCCGTGGGCCTTTCGAGAGCATCTTTGATGATCCCGGATCGGACACGCGGAGTATAATTCGCGGCACGAAGAATGGAAGTAGTCTAGAAAAGGTCTACGTAAGTAGGTCTATTCTATCATCGCTCGACGTTGAAATGCCGAATCAGAAGTCCCTTAAAACGGATCTCTCGTGGAGGCACGCTATGTCGGGTATTGCACTAATGATATCGGCTTTCAAACGCTGATATCCTCCCTGCGCCTGAGAACGCAGATAAAAAGGAAATCCTCATGAGCAGTATTGCTAACCTTGTCGTCTACGACGGCGCCGCTACGCCCGTACTTCATACCTTTCTCCCTAAAGGTGTTAAAGTACAGGGGGATCTGTTTACGGCTTTGTGGTATGAACCACTGGCCTCAGTCCCCGTCTATGCATGTCCTCGAGCTTCGCTTACTCAGCAAAAGCTCAAGAGTGCAATGACACGTACGAGTATGCGCTTCGAGATCCCAGTGATGGAATCCGTTGCGGGTGCGAATGCCAGCGGTTACACAGCGGCCCCAAAGGTCGCTTACGTAACAGTTGGTGAGCTAACGATGTACTCACATGAACGATCGACTAAAACCGATCGCACTCTTGTGCGTATGCTGCCAGTTAATTCCGGCAACAACATCATCATCTCCGTCGCCGCCAGTTCTGGCGGCCCGGTGGTGGAAGCTATGGATAGCCAAGTGATGCCAACCTAACAGTTGCTCACTTGTCCATGCTTCAGCTCAAGTCTTCGACTATTGTCCACGTTAACCTTACATAAGTAGGATTGTATGGAACTAAGTTCTATGGACCATTCGAGTTCACCCGCGGAGTCCGTCAGCTACGCAGTCGATCTCGCCCTCTTCTTGCATGCGAAAGCTGCAAGAGAGTGTCCCCATCCCGTCTTCCAGGAGCTTCAAAAACTCATGGTTGATGGTCAGTGGCGGGCACTTTGTAAGTTCGAGTTCACCTACAGTGGGATCACTCCATATCAGGCCGAGCTTGCTCGCCAAATTGTGGGGTTATTCCAGAAGGCCACTTGGCTACCTGTGAAGGTAGATCAAGAGGCACTCGCACTGCAGAAGTGGTTCGAATCTGAAACGGCTTGTCGTCTTACAAATGAGCTCTTCCGTCAGTACCATGCTGGTGCCTGTTCTTTCAAGGCACCCGTTGGCGCGATTTATCATCGTGCTCAGCGGAAAATTAGCAGGGTTCTTGGGAAGTGCCCCTCTTTGTCGGATCTCAAGTTCCGTTTTACGAAGGGAGCCAACAGAAGCGTAACAAAACAGCGTGCCTCCATAGCTGAAAAGCTTGGTGCGCGTATCTCGTGTAGTGAAGAACTCTTTCCCAGTCGCGAGACTGTTCTAAAAGAGATGCCCACTCTGTATGAATCCTATATGGATCACACCGACGGCCGACGAGTACCTGTCTCTATGGAGACAGGGAAAGTCGTCTTCGTCCCGAAGGACGCTTTTATTTTTAGACCTGTGGATGTGCCGCCTTCTCTGAATGGACTAGTCCAGGCAGCGATTGGCGACCACATGGTTAAAAGATTGAAGTTGTTTGGTCTAGACCTCAGTGATCAGACTGTAAACCAGTCGTTTGCTGAAATCGGGTCGCGAACTGGGGAGTTCGCGACGATAGACCTGACGTCCGCCTCTGACACGATCTCTCGCGAGCTCGTGTTTTCCTTGCTTCCCTTCGATTGGTACATACTTCTAAGCCGATCGTGTGTTAGAAACACACTGGTCGGAAAAGAAGTCGTATGCCAAGAGAAGTTCTCAAGTATGGGAAACGGCTTCACTTTTCCTTTGGAGTCGCTGTTATTTTGGGCCCTTTCATCATCTGTTAAGGACGATGGCTGGGCTCAGGTTTATGGCGATGACATTGTTGTGAGGTCTGAGGATTACCTGCAGGTTCTTGAGATCTTGGAGCACGCGGGGTTTATTCCTAATAGGAATAAGTCCTTTGGCTCTGGCGATTTTCGAGAATCCTGTGGTAAGGACTTCTTTCGGGGTACTCAAATCAGGCCTGTATATCAGAAGGAACTGATAGACGGGTTTGAGCTCTTCCGCTTGCATAATTTCTTTTATCGCAAGGGATGGTATGATGTAGCTAAGAAGGTAAAGCGATCGATACCTTCACATCTAATCATCTATGGCCCTGACGGTTACGGTGACGGCCATCTCCTTGGTCCCTGGAAAGGGGTCAAGAAGGAGTCACACCGCAATTACGGCTACGGAGGAGTCCTCTTTGATACGTATTCCCGTGTCGGTCGTCGTGATGAACGACGTTACCGACCCGGGGATCGTATTCTACCACAGTACAGTATCTACATCCGCGAGGATGCTGACTCTGTTTTGGAAGCAAAACCTGATATGAATTCGAAAGAATTACTTTCTAGGTTGCGTTTCTCCTTTAAATACTCTTCGGAGCCTTTGGGGGAGTCTCAGGTTCGAGGGTGCGTGAAAGCGCTCTCTCTGCCTGGGACCTGTGGATACAAGA